ACACATATCATGAACGAAGGACAGATGCGTTTAATGCCGAATACCTATAGGTGGTTCATCAAGCAGGTCAAAGCATCTGGCGTGGATAATATAAATGGTAGAAAATCTGGATAGTATTGACCTAGCACATTTGATTGTTGCTACTAGTGCTTTCTTGTTGTCTAAGAATGCTGACATCTCTGAAGTCCCAGACTCTGTGATTGAAAGAATCTGTGATCTTGCAGACTATGAATTAGCTTTTAGACTTGAGAGTACAGTGCATTGAAAAAGGCAAAGGTCAGGAAGGGTTATAGAAAACGTAGAGTGCAGCGTCCTGTAGAGAAGAATGTACCTACCAACTATGACTCCATATGGGAATACAATCTGCATCATGGGTTGCTCAAGAACTGGAAGCATCATGACAGAAAGATTCCTTACGTAGTTAATCATGTCTATCACCCAGACTTTAGTAAGAAGATAGGACGCAAGACTTATCTAATTGAAGCTAAAGGCCGCTTCTGGGATTACTCAGAATACAGTAAGTACATTTGGATAAAGAAGATGCTGCCTCCTAACGTGGAGCTAGTGTTTCTTTTTGCTGATCCCAATGCTCCAATGCCTCAGGCCAAACGCCGTAAGGATGGAACCAAGAGAAGCCACGGTGAGTGGGCCGGAGCCAACGGCTTCAAGTGGTACAGTGAAGAAAGTATTCCTGATGATTGGATAGATAAAGAATACAGAGAAAGCGAGAGGTTCAAAGAAGAGTACTTTGATATAGATAAGGAGCAAGAATGACTGATAATGTAAACAACCCTCCCCACTACAACAAAGGTGGTGTGGAATGTATTGAAGCCATTGAGAGTATGCTTACAGCAGAAGAGTTTATAGGATACTTACGTGGCAACAGCCTGAAGTACAGGTGGCGTTTCCGCTATAAGAATGGCGTAGAAGATTTATATAAAGCACAGTGGTACGAAGATAGACTTATTAAGTACATAGAAAAAACTGGATGTAAGGTAAAAGAATGACAACTAAAATTGGAGTACAAGACTACAAGGGAATCAAGATAGATTATTCCCGCGAAGAACTGCTTGGAGATTTTGCGATAGCAACTCTCAAGGATAGATACTTCTGGCAGAACGAGGATCACGCCCAAGAAGCATTTGCTAGGGCCGCTATATTTGGAGCAACTTATAATGAAACTACTGACTACGCTTTGGCACAACGGCTTTATGAATATAGTAGCCAACTTTGGTTTATGTTTAGCACTCCTATCCTTAGCAACGGGGGTACAAGCCGTGGGCTTCCTATCAGTTGCTTTCTTAATTATGTACCTGATTCCCGTTATGGTTTATCTAATCACTATGATGAGAACATATGGCTCGCAAGTGGAGGTGGAGGCATCGGTGGATATTGGGGCGATATCCGTAGTAATGGGGTGGATACTGCTAACGGCAGCAAGTCTACTGGTTCAATTCCATTTATGCACGTTGTAGATAGTCAGATGTTAGCTTTCAATCAGGGTGTTACCCGTAGAGGAAGCTATGCTGCTTATATGGATATCTCTCATCCAGAGATTGAAGAGTTTATATCTATGCGTAAGACTACAGGAGGAGATATTAATCGTAAGTGTCTCAACCTACACAACGGTGTCAACATAACTGATGAGTTTCTGGCGGCTGTTAAACGTGATGACGATTGGAGACTTATAGATCCTAAGACTAATACAGCCGTTAAAACTGTATCAGCTAGGGATCTCTGGTGGCAGCTTATATCTACTAGGGCTGAGACAGGTGAGCCTTACATAGTCAACATAGACAGATGCAATGAAGCCCTGCCTGACGAGCAGAAGGCACTGGGTCTTGATATTAAACAGAGCAATCTGTGTTCTGAGATTACACTAGCTACCAACAAAGAGCGTACCGCCGTGTGCTGCTTGTCTAGTGTTAATCTAGAATATTTTGATGAGTGGTCTACAGTAGATACATTTATACCTGACCTAATCACAATGCTAGATAACGTGATACAGCATTTTGTAAATTATGCCGTGGGTGAATGGCCTACTCAAAACGAATACATGATCAACAAGCCTTTAGACTTTCAGCAGTTTCAAGATTGCTGCAATCCCAAGAGGATCGGATATGCTAAAGCTGCCTACTCAGCCTACCGAGAGAGATCACTGGGGCTTGGGGCTATGGGGTTTCATAGCTATCTACAGTCCAAAGGCATAGCGTTTGAGAGTATGTACGCTGCCTCTTTCAACCACAAATCTTTCTCACTGATCAAAGATCGGGCTGCTGCTGCTTCACGTATACTAGCTGAAGAGCGAGGCGAAGCTCCTGATATGCTAGGCAGCGGTAAGAGGAATGCACACCTTCTGGCTGTTGCTCCTAACGCTTCTAGCTCTATCATCTGCGGTGTTACAAGCCCATCTATTGAGCCTTTCAGGGCCAATACATTTACCCACAAGACTCTCTCCGGCTCATTCAGAGTCAAGAACAAGTTCTTAGAGAAAGAACTCAAGGCGGTATTCCCTACAAAGGAAGAGCGTGAGAAAGTCTGGAAAGATATCGCAGCCCATGATGGCTCTGTTCAGCATATAGAAGAACTGTCAGAGGAAACTAGGGAGGTCTTCAAGACAGCTCCTGAGATCAACCAGATATGGGTCATTGAACACGCAACCAACAGGCAAAAGTATATCTGCCAGAGCCAGAGTGTTAATCTTTTCTTTGTGCCTCCTAAGTCTACTGCTGATCAAGAGACACACAATGCCTATCTACAGTATGTTAATGATGTACACTGGGCGGGTGCTAAGAATCTGAAGTCTATGTATTATCTCAGGTCGGATGCTGCAAGATCTGCTGAGAATGTAAACGTCAAGATTCCGCGCATCAACCTCTCTGATGGGGAGTGTTTGAGCTGTGAAGGATAAAGTATTAGTAGAAGTTAAATGGGAGGATGCTTGGACAGACTTCCAAGATATAGAACTAAGCAAGGCCAAGAAACTTAAACCCATACCAAGAACTACTGTTGGGTGGTTGGTTACTGAGAATCATCAGTGTGTTGTGTTATGCACTGACTATTACGATAAAGATAAATCAGTGATCAATACCCCAATTGTTATTCCATCTGGTATGATAACTAATATGTACAAATACGATGTCATACAAACAATGTGATAACTGTGGTTGTAAGATGACTGAGATATTATTTTATGACCGATCTGATGAAACAAAGAAACTTTACCATGAGGCGTGGCAGTGTCCTTTCTGTCAGCTACGAATAGAAAAACCTAAGGAGAAGAAGTGAGTTTACTATCAACACGCGACTACTATAAACCTTTTGATCACCCTTGGATGTTTGATTATTACTTCCAACAAAATCAGATGCACTGGTTCCCTGAAGATGTACCGCTGCACAACGATGTAAAAGATTGGCAGGATATGTCAGACCAAGAAAAGAATCTACTGACTCAGATCTTCAGGCTCTTTACACAGTCGGATGTAGATGTAGGTGCAGGCTATATAGATAGATATATGCGTATCTTCAAAAAGCCTGAGGCCCGTATGATGATGGGTTCTTTTGCCAACATGGAATCTATACATCAACACGCCTACAGCCTGCTGCTAGACACTGTGGGTATGCCAGAGGTTGAGTACAAAGCCTTTGCCGAATATGAAGAGATGTCAGACAAGCATGAATACATCAATGATCTGAAGATTTCTAAGACAGACAAGAAGTCTATCGCCAAGAACCTAGCGGTCTACAGTGCCTTCACAGAAGGACTACAGTTGTTCTCAAGCTTTGTAATCCTTCTTAACTTCCCGCGCTTTGGTAAGATGAAGGGCATGGGGCAGATCGTTAGCTACAGTATCAAGGATGAATCTTTACACGTTGAAGCTATGACCAAGCTCTTCCGAGAGTTCATACAAGAGAACATTGATATATGGACTGATGAGTTCAAGAAAGAAATCTATCAGTCATGCAGGGATATGGTAAACCTAGAGCAGAAGTTTCTGGATCTAGTGTTTGAGATGGGAGACATTCCCGGCCTTACACGCAAAGAGATGTCAGACTATGTTGAATACATTGCAGATCGTAGGCTGCTTCAACTTGGTCTGAAACCTAACTATAATGTAAAGGACAACCCCTTGGATTGGCTTGATGATGTACTGGGTGTTGAACACCAGAACTTCTTTGAGGGCAGAGCAACGGCCTATATGAAAGCCGGACTCCGAGGGAATCAAGAAGGAATTACTTTCTCGTGAAGACAGGAAACATTGTCTCTATGGCAGTTCAGCTAGGGACTGATGGTAACATCTACTGTGAGTTCTCTGAGCTGCCGTTTGAAGAGATAGAAAAGATCTTTGAGGATAAGTATGAAGCATCCCTAATCCAAACTATTCATAAGTTTATGAACAGGCGGTTTAAGGATGCTTCTATATCTTTAGAAAAAGAAATACAGGCAGTTACTTCAACTATAGTCTAGTCGGGGTATTTGTTAGTGCGGATCATCTGGGCCACTTCTTGCGCCCTGTTACCTACCTGCTTGGCCCACCGAGAGTCTAGAAACTCATCTGCTGCTTTGTCATACTGACGCTGAGACATAAAGTCTAGAGCGTTTACAAAGTTAGCAAGCCTTGGGACTCCCATATTAAATGCCATATTTAACATGGCATCCTTTCTAGCCCCATCTAGATACCTGTAGAAATAAAATCTATCAGTCAGTTCATCATGAAATTTCTTGATATCATTCTTGAGGAGATACATAGCCTCCTCTTTAGTAATCCCACAATCGTCTAGATTTCTTCCTACGCCTATAGTTAGTTTATCTGAAGTGCAGCGATAAGGCTCAAGCTTCAAGCCTTCGTGTTTTATAAGTAAATCAATCAGCCCCATTAAATCTTTCTTCCATTATTTGTTGATAACCTTGATCGTCTAGATGAGTAACAGCAATCCAAGCGTGAGACATTTCATCTCCTGTCCTGCTGCCGCCATACACCCACTGATCTGGGTCAGGGTTGTTGGGATTGTCAGAGGTATTAT